GACATTATCGCGGAGGAGGCGTCCGACACAGGGAACCTCCTACAGTCCGGCTACGTTCAGGTCGAGGAGGTCAAGGCGTCCGAGACGTTCGAGAAAGACGGGGGTAGCGCGTAACCATGCCGGGGCGACCGACTATGGACGTGGCGGAGGTCCTACGCGCCCTCCTCGACGAGGAGTGGACATGGACCGCGACGAAACCCGAGACTATCCGGCTACAGACGGAGGACGAGGACGGGAACCCGACGAAAGGCGTCTCCGCCTCGACCTCGGAGTATGTCCTGATAGCGGAAACGGGAACCCGAGAACCCGAGTGGAACGGTCCGCGGAATACTCTCGACTACGCTAATCAGGCGTCTTTCGAGTTCGCTACAGCGGACTCCCGCGACCGTCGAGAGGAGGTCTACGGCGAACTACGGGACATAGCGAACGCCGTCCGGGACCGTCGGGAGGCGTCCGCGAACGCCCTCGACGTGGCGGGTTGGGACACTCTCGACTTTAGCATGACCGCGCCGGACGAGGAGATATTCAACTATTGGACCATAGAGGGGACGGTCCGGTTCGACGCAAAGAGTAGGACCGCCTAATCATGTCCGGGGACGACGAGAGTCTGTTTACGACCTCTCCGAAGGTCCGTCTGTCGGGTTGGGCGACCGTCGCCGCGGCGGGCGTCCTCCTGTCGTTCTACGGACTGTGGTTCGTTCTCGTATGGACCGGACAGGACCGCCCACCGCACATGGACGCCGTGATATACGTCGGGGTCTTACTCGTCCTGTCGTGGACGTTCGGGCGGCGGGCGGCGTCTACCCTTCAGGACCTTCTCTCGGACCTCCCGATACGAGTCGAGTCCCGTAGCGAACGTTAAAGAGGAACGCCGTCCCCTCGGAAGTTAAGAGGAGACTAACATGCCGGGAAACGACCCGTATAAGGGACATGACTCTCAAATAGTCGCCGGAGTCGAGACGGAACAGGGGACGACAGTAACGCCGGACAGACACTTAGGAAAACTCGTCGAGGAGACGAGTCACCCGGACCCGACGGTAAACTGGTACGAGGAGAGGCTAATCGGCGGGGACCGGGAACTCGACGGTAAGAGTAAGGGACAGGTCGTTTACGACGGCGGAGACTACCCGGTTCTCCCCGTGGACGGGTTCCCTCTCGCCCTCCTGTTCGGAAACGACTCCGTAGACGACACCGTGACCCCCGAGGTCCACACTATCACTCCGAAAATGGACGGGAAACCCCCGACGACGACCGTCGAGGCGACCCTGTTCGGTCGGGGCGGCGGGTCGGACTTTGCCCGGGTTTTCGGAGGGGTCGCGGGTATGTCCGGCGAGATTCAGGTAGATAACGACTCCCGGCTACAGGTTTCTCTCGAAACGGAGGCGCTATCCGTGGACCCGAACGGGACCCCGACGACCGGGATTAGCCTTCCGTCGGAGGACCCGTGGCTATTCTCGGACATTAGTTCGGACTTTTCGTTCGCCGGGACCACGTTCGCCCGGTTAGAGGACTTTTCCCTGTCGGTAGATAACGGGTCGGACTCGAAACACTACATTACGTCGTCTGTGTCCCCCGGCGACCCGTTCGAGATTCTTTACGGGAATATCTCCTACGACCTCTCCGCGACTATCACAGTAGACGACGACACTCTCTATCAGGAACTCGTCGGGGCGACGGCGGGCGGCGTCTCTATCAATATCGCGTTTACCCGGTCGAACGGCGACACGCTAACGATAGACGCTACCGGGTCGAACTTAGAGGAGGTCCCCTACGACACTCCGCGGGGCGACGACGAGAGTGTTAGCGTTGAGGCGTCCATTATCCCGGAGTCCGTTCAGGTCACGGTCGAGGACTCGAACGGCGACGGGACCGCCTACGTCTGAACCAGCGTTAGGACGACGCGGAGGTTCCACATCCATGCCGCGTCGTCGAGGTCCTGTTCCGCGTTCATACCTAACCCTGTGTGTTCGGGGGTATAAAATGGTATCTGAAGGGACTAATCTAAATAATCGGGAGTCTTTTCCTGTTAGGGAGTCCGTAACTCCGGTATGTCATTCGAGGAGACGCCCGAGAACGCGGACACAGGAACGTTCGAGGACTCGACCGTAGACGAGAACCGGACGGAGGAGATTTGGTTAGAGGACGCCGACGGTAAAGCCTACGGGTTCCTGATTCTCCCGAAAGAGGAGGTCCCGTGGCGGAAAAAGTCCGAGGAGGTCGAGAACGCGGTCGGACAAACGGGTTTCTCCGCCGTCGAGTATTACAAGAACATGCTTTCCTACCAGATTAAGGAAACCTCGTTCGGGGCGGAGGACCGCTTAGAGACGTGGTTAACCGCCGCGTCGAACGACCTCCTCGAAAAGTTAGAGGACCACGTTCCCGAACCCCACGGCGATAGTGGGGCGGACGTGAAAGCGAACGCCGCCCTACAGTTGGTCGCGGAGTTCGTCGAGACGGAGGCGGACGAGAACGCGACGGTCGCGGACCTCCGTAGTTGGCTACAGACGCGGGCGGAGGGCGACGAGGGAAAGTAGAGAACGCCGTCCGGGGTCGGAAACCGGAGTCTCCCGAGGAGTGGATTTACCAGCGGGAGGCGGTCGAACACTATCTCGTCTCGGACGGCTACTCCCTCGACGAACTCCGGGGCTACGAGTTCGAGTTCGAGACGACACAGGACCGGACAGATACAGCGGCGTTTCTCGGACGCGTGACGCCCCGTAGCGTCCGCGTCGTCGCGGCAGGTAGCGTGGCCCTCGGACTCCTCCTCTCCGTCGAGACGGGGCTACTGTCGCCTGTCGCCCTGTCTGTCGCCCTCGGGGTCGCCCTCTACGCGGTCGGAGAACTCCCGGACCCCGAACCCGTAACTAAGACTCATAAAGTCCGGCGACCGGGACTTACAGAAACGGAGGTCTACCGGAGGCTTACCATGTCTAACGTCATACAGGAACTCAAAGAGGAGGAACAGGAGAAAGCCCGCCGGAAAGCCCGTCGGAAGGACCGAAAGCCCGGAGGAGGGCGGTTCTAAATGGTGAAAGTCGGGGATATATATTGGTCCGCGGAAACCCGCGGCGTCGGGGACGCACAGGAACAGGCGGGCGGGCTACAGGAGAGTTTCGACGGCGCGGCGGAGTCGGCTATCGGGACCGCCGCCGCACAGGAGACTATGGGGGACGCGACGGCGGAATCAACCGAAAAGGTTGAGAAAAACGAACGGTGGACTCGAAAAGCGAAAGTCGCCTCGGGACTCCTCTCGTCCGCACTCTACTTTCTTACTGGTAACTTTAGCATGGCTACGGCGGCGTCGGTCGCCTACTCCGGCGCGGTCGGGTTGGCGACCACGGCGACGACCTACCTAACCGGGGCGGTCGGGACCCTCTACGCGGCGGTCGCCGGACCCGCCGGGATAGCCGCGGGACTCGCGTTAGCGACTATCGGGGTTGGACTCCTCGGGTCCGAACTCCTCGGGCTTACGGACGTGACCCCGGTCGCACAGGCGGAAGCGGGGACCATTACCTCGACGTTCGCGGACATGGCCTACATGATAGGCGGTCCTCTCGTCGGGTTCATAGGCGCGGCCCTTCTCGCCCTTACAGGGGACTTTGAGGGGGCTAAGACTATGGTCGTCAATACCTCCGCGGAGTGGCTAAAGGCCATGATACGGTTCGGAGTGAAAGCGGTTTCCGGGTTCGAGGTCATGTGGTCCGGGATAAAATACGCGTTCGACTCCGGGATTCAGGCGATAGATTATACGTGGCGTTCAGGGCTGAACTCCCTAATCGGAGTCACTAACAGCATGACACAGGGGATAGCGGACGGAGTGGTAGGCGGTATGGAATCCGCTATGAACGGCGCGGTAGACGTGATTAACGGCCTGATAGACAAGGCGAACAAAGTCCCCGGCGTGGATATTAACGGCGTCGGGGGAGTGTCTATACAGTCCCCGGACGTTCCCGAGATAGGAGAGGTAGCGAACGAGGACCTGTCCTCCCGCATGTCCGCCGCGGAGTCCCGGTTCGAGTCGAACCTACAGGATACACAACAGCGGGCGAACGCCGCCCTCGAACAGTACGCACCGGACACTATGGGGGCGGACCGCGGGACCTCGGGACTGAACCAGCGAGGACAGAACCTTACCCGCGACGGCGGACGACAGGGACGCGAACTCTCCCGGGCGTCCTCGGGCGGGGCGTCCGCCCCCGGCGACTCGGGCGGCGGAACGGAGGTTCAGGAACAGAACGTAAACGTCGAGATAAACGCGGAGGGAGAGGGGTTCGAGAACATGAACAGGTCCGAACAGAAACGGTTAGCCAAACTGATAGGCAACGAACTCGGGGGACAGACAGGCGACCTCGCGGGGGTTCGGTAAATGCCGGACCTAACCGACCCGGTTCGCATAGTCCGAAACGACGGGTCCGAGGAGTTCCGGTTCAAATCCGAGAACGTGGACTACAATCAGTCGAACGGACTGGTAACGGACTCCGTGATTAGCGCCCTCCGGGAGGTAATCGGCGGGAAACTCGTCCTTGAAAGTGAGACGTATACGGTCACGGGAATAATCAAAGACGTAGAGGGACACCACTACCCGAACAGCGGTTCCTACGCGGACGACGACCGGGGTTTCGAGACGGAACTACGCCGCGCCGGGAAGGAGTGGGGGTTCGACACTACCGACGGTTTCGACCTCCTGTATTGGGGACCGCGGTCGGGCGTCCGCGGCGTCCTAACGGAGGTCGGGATTACGGAGGACGCGACCGCGACGGACATGGGCGCAGGGTCCTACGAGTTCGAGATAGAGTGGACGTATCTCGACGCCTACGTATCATAGAACCATGTCAGTAACTGTCACTATCGGCGGGTCGAACGTGGACCGCGTTATGAACGTGGACTACGAGGGGAAAGACGAGGAGGAGTTAGGGACCGCGACGGTCGAGGCGGCGAATACACCCGCTAATCGGTCGTTCGACTACGGGGAGGAGGTCGTAATACAGCGGGGCGGGACGACGGAGTTCGTCGGGGTCCTCGAAAAGAAACCTCCCTCGGGCGGTCGGAACCTCTCTATAGAACTAACCGCCCGAGACAAACGCGCCGCCCTACACTACGAGGAGGTCCATAGGCCATTTTACGAACAGGACTCCGGCGCGGTCGTCCGGGAGGCGGTCAATCGGAAAACGAAACCCCGGAACCCGGTTACGGTTTTCGACGGCGACGACGGGAGTAGTTGGTCCTCGACGGTTCCGAACTTTCGAGTCGCGGATATTCCGTCTCAAAAACTACATCAACGCGGCGGAGACGTTCTGGTAGCCTACTTTCGGGAGGAGGATAGCGGGACCTATCGGGCGACTCTCGACCCGATACCCTCGAACGCCGCGCCCTCAAAAGCCCTCCTGTGGTTCGAGACGCGGTTTATGTTCAATAACGCCGGGGACTACTTTAGCGGTAAAATAGAACTCCGGGACGACGGCGGGACCTCCTATGTGTGGGACATGGATATACCCGACACAGGAGAGGCGGTTACGCGCCGCTATCCCGCGGAGGAGGCGTCGTCCGACGGCGGGGACCTCTCCGGGTCGAATAAGTTAGAGTTCAGATTCGAGATAAACGGAAACCTCCCGGAACCCCGGGCGGGCTACCTCGACTTTGGGCGGACCCGACCGTTCGGACTCGTCTCCCGAGACGCGGAGGTTTCCGCGCCCTCAACGACCGTCCTCAACTCCGGGCGGGACATTACCCGACGGACAGTTTTTGGACGAGTT